CCGACCGAAGCCGATTGCCACCCGACTTGTGGCTATATCGGTGCCGATTGCAACTATCCGGCGTGCAAGTTGAGCTTTGCCAGCAATGCCGCAACCGCCGCACCGGGCGATCTGCCGCCGCTGCCAAAGCCAATAGTTGCAACGCGACACGGCACGCCCTGCTACACGGTCGGCCAGATGATGGACTACGGCAGAGAATGTCTCGCCAGCAGTGCTGGGACCGCGCCAGGGATGCCGCTCGCGCACGGCCACCGCGACGACTTTTACCTGATGGCGAACGGGCGGCGCATTGCGCAGCACCCGATCAGCATGATCCGCACGATGCCGAATTGGGCGCTTGCCTCGGAACTGTTCGCCACTGGCAGCAACAGCGCGCGCCAGATTTGTCAAGACGCCGGGATCGACCCTGACGCCTGCACGATTGGTCGCGCCCCATCTAATCCGCCGGTAGGCGCAAAGGAGCAAGCCAAGTGAAAAAATACGTTGCAGCATTTGTGTTTTCAGTAGTGCCGGGCCTCACCGCCTTCGTGCTGCTCGCGGCGCTCGGTCTTGACCAATTACTCGCCGGGATCGTCGGCGGCGCGCTGACCGGCTTCGGCCTCGATGTGTGCCTCAACAGCTCTGAGCCGGTAGGCGCAGAAAGGAAAGCACCGTGAGCCTCCCATATTCCAACGCCACTAGCGGCGGTGCCGCACTGGACGAGATCGGCAAGATCCTGACCCGGTTCGGCGCCTCGCGCTTCGGCACCATGACCGACAACGCCGCTGGCGAGCTGCTGGTGCAGTTCACGCTGCGCGGCACCGATGTATCGGTCAAGGCCAGCTATCGCGGCTACGCGGCCGCCTGGCTGCGCGAGAACCCGTACAGCGCGCGCCGCAAGGCCACGAAGGCGCAGCACGAAGCCAATGCCATTGAGCAGGCCAAGATCAGCGTGTGCTCGATCCTGCGCGACTGGATCAAGGGCCAGGTAACGGCGATCGAGGTCGGCATCCTGACATTCGAGGGCGCGTTCCTCGGCCAGATCATGCTGCCGAATGGTAAATCCGTGCTGGAACAGGCTACTGCCGCCGGCTTCCTCAAGATCGAAGGGAGTCCAGCATGAGCACCGAATCGAACGAGCAGTACCGCGCAGGCTTCGAGGCGGCAGCTCGTCGCATTACGCATGTCAAGGATTTCTTGCGCGCGAGCGACGGCGACGGATACCGCGACTACGTTCTGGAAACCTACTGGCAATTTTGGACCGCCAGCAAGCGCGGAGCCAGCACCGAGCCGAGCGCGCTGGTGGAAAGCCTGCGGGCGGCGCTCCGTTCGGTTAACGCGGTAGCCATCGAGCGCGGCGACAAGTACGGCGCATGCGATCAGATCGACAACGCCGGCGGCCCGTACCAGAGCGCGTGGTTCGCCAAGCTGCTTGCGGACCAGGCGGCCGGTGCGCTGACGGATGATGCGAAGGACGCAGCGCCGGCCGAGGACGAACTGATATACCAGTCGATGTGTGGCGAGTTCGGTGGGTATTGGCAAGACAATTCTGATGCGAAAGAAGAATTCGAGAGATACGGAATCGGCTACCGCATCGTGCGCATTGTTGCCGAGGTCCGGGCGCCTGATGATGACGAGGAAGCACACACCAAGGAGCAAAAATGAAAGTCATCGAAGGCGGTTTCGGCCGCCAGCCGTGCGCCAACCTGGCCGCTGACCTGCGCGAAATGGCTGATGCCGTCGAGCGCGGCGAACTGGTCGATCTGGTGGCCTGCTACACGCAGAACGGCGAATACCAGACGCTGTATGCCGCCAGTCTGGAATCGTCCGTTTTCCTGGCTACGCTGCTGCACCGCCGATCCATTGACCGCTGCATAGAAGGATAGCCATGAAATGCCGCAAAAAGAAGTGTTCAGGAACCGGGCGCGCAACGACTGCATCCTATTTGGGTCTGCCTGTATACCAGTGCAAAGCCTGCGGCCGGAAATGGGCTGTCGGTCGCATCTCAGCGCACACGAAGGCCGGGAGCGGGAAAGGGGAGGGATGATGGGAGAATTGAACAGGCAGCAGATTTGCGCCGCCCTGGGGGTGAGCGAATCGACGATCCGGAGGCTGGAACATGAGGGCCTGCCGTTTACTCCGGTCGGGTCGAGGTCGAAACGTTATGATCTTGCTGAGTGCAAGGTTTGGTTAAAGGAGAATCAGCAGTGTCAATCTGGGACGACAAAAAGGGTCGCAAGCACGTCGGCATCATGGTCGCCGGGAAAAGAGTTCACCGAATACTGCCGGAAGGTGCAACTGCGAGTGATGCCAAACTCGTAGAGGCCGAACTCCGGGCCGCCGTGGCTCGTGCGCCCAAGATGGTGCGCATTCCCGGCGACCCGCCGATGCTGCAGATCATCCAGATCTACATCAACCATTCGAAGACCCTGCGCAGTTCTGAAACGTCGGAGTTTCACGCTGCGCGACTTATCCCATGGGCTGACAAATTTCGGGCAAGCCAAGCCCAGGAGTTTGCCGATCACGTGATTGCCAATCTCAGCAAGCTAGTCCTGCACGAGAAAACGCAGACGATGAGGCCGGCATACGCGCAAGCCACGATCAATCGATCGCTGGCTTGTGCGAAAAAGGGGCTAGAACTCGCATGGCGCCAGAGGATAATTCCAGAAAATTACGGTGCGCGCATCCAGCCAGTGCAGGTGAATAACAAACGAGAGGTGTTCCTGGCCGTCGAGGAGGTGCAGGAGATTGCGCAGCACTGTTCCACTCAGGCCCAGGCCGCAATCTGGTTCGCGCTACTGACCGGCGCGCGCCGCGGCGAAATTTTCAAGATAAAGCCAGAACACATCCTCGACGAAACAATCCTGCTTCCAGCAAGCCACACGAAAACTAACCGGATGCGAGTGATTCCGATCATCCCCGCGCTGAGACCGTGGCTGGAGCACTTTCCGTTATCGATTACGATCGACGGCGTAAAGTCGGCGTGGCGCCGAGCACGCGTGACAGCTGGCATGGAGCATGTGAACTTCCACGACCTGCGACACTCGTGTGCGAGTATCATGCTGGGGCTCGGCGTTGACCTCTATACAATCAGCAAAGTGCTCGGCCACAGCAACGTGGCGACCACTCAGCGTTATGCTCACCTTCAAGTGGATGCGCAGCGGGTAGCGCTCGAAAAGATCGGGGCCTTGACTGCGAACATGGCGCCAAAGAAGTCTGTGTAAAAACGGGTGTAAAACCATTGAATTTATGGCTCATTCACAGTGTCGCTGAGCTCGTCCATCCTATGAGGCCCCTGCGAAAATAAGCATTCACTGGCATTCACACTGCAGGGGTCGCAAGTTCGAAACTTGCACTTCCCACCAGAATTTAGCTGATAAATCAGCGACTTAGGAAGAGCCGGAGCAAATCGCTACCGGCTCTTTTTTTGCCTGTGTAATTTGTCGGTGTAATTCGGTTTGCACATTTGAGCCCGATCGATGCAGTGCGGCCCGGCCAGTGCACCATTTACACATGCAAAACCGCACCGACACCCTCACCGCCAGCCGGGTCGACCTGGCCCTGGTCTTGCTGCCGTCGATCACCTGGCTGGAGGCGTCGTGCATGCTCGCGCTCAGCGGGGTGCCGGCGGAGGTGGCGGCGCGGGTGCTGGCTCTGCCGGGGGCGCGACGGGCGCCGGATGAAGAAACGCCCGGCCGTCCTGAGCGCTGAACAGGTACAGGTCGCCCTCTGGCGTGGCGAGGTGGAAGTCCATCAGGGCCCCGACAGTTTGCTGATCGTGTCGTCCTTCGCCTTGCTCGCGCGCGTGGTGCCGAACTCGAAGCTGAACAACTGCTCAACCCAGCCCAGCGCGCGGCCCAGGATCAGGCTGATCGTTGCCTTGGCGAAGTCGTCGGCGCCGGAGCTCCAGATGACGATGAACAGGCAGACGACCACGAGCAGCAGCGCGGCGCCGGCCAGGACGTTGGCGCGGTGGTTCTTGATGCCGGCCTTGGCCAGCTCAACGTCGCGCGCGCGGGCGCTCTGCGTGTCGGCCAGGTACATGCGTTCGAACTCGGCCTGCTGGGCGTTCATGGCAAGCTGGAACTCGGCCGCCTTGGCCGGGTCCATCTGGATCGTCGTGACAACCGTTTGCGGATCATCGATGCCGGTCACTGCGCATGCCACATCGACGACCTTGCCGGCCACTTCGCCGGCCTTGTCGCTGCCGGTCAGCAGCTTGATGATGTTCGGCGCGTACTGCGCCAACTGCATTGCGATCGGGATCAGGGGAATCATGCGGCCTCCACTCGGTTAAAAATCCAGCCAAAAAAGAACTCTTCGTTCGCCGCGCGGCGCTCGGTGATTTCCATGTAGTAGACGGCCTGCAGGCTGTTGAGGCAGCGCAGGAGCACCTTCTCGCCGTCCGCACCGCGCTGCTTGAGGAAGACCTGCAAAGCGAATTGCGTGGCGGGGCCCAGCTTCCCGTCGACGACCAGGTCGGGGAACAGCTTCGCCTCGCGGTTCAGCAGATTGAGCGTGCGCTGCAGCCAGGGACCAGGCCGGCCGGGCCCGCAGTTCACGCCCGAATCGACCAGCTCAGCGCCGATGGCGGTGTTGATCGCGGCGATGCGCATGAAGCCGGGCGCGACGACGTAGTCCTGGAAGTAGATCTTCGCGGCCAGTTCGCGCGGCAGGTCGCGCATGGCACCGGTGTAGCCGCACTTCCTGGCGACGGCCTCCGTGATGCCCCAGCAGGTCGGGCCGCCGCGGTCGTTCGGGTTGTCGACGAACCCGCCTTCGCGCTCAACAACCCCTTCGATAATGGCTTGGATGGTCATGGCTTCAGTCCCAGCGCGGCCAAGCGCGCAACGGCTTCACGCTCGGCCAGCTCGGCCACACGCGCCTGCTGGTCGGCCAGTCGCTGCTCGCGGACGTTCTTCTGGCGGGTGTACCAGACGTTCAAACCGAAGGTGAGTAGCGCTGTGAAGATACCGATCAGGATGCCCCAGTCGGTAAGGGTGAGCGCGCTGCCGATCGACGCCGCGCCGCCGGCGTAGCTTAATTTGTTCATGGTTGCCTTTTTAATGGGCGTAAAAAAAGCCGCCCGGAGGCGGCATGGATTAGAGAGAGCCGTTCGCCCACTGAAGGGATGCTGAGATGTTGTCCAGGACCACAATGCCTGATGCGCCATCCCTGACTGTGCATCGCAGCGTTGCAGACGCGCCGCCGCTTGAGCCCTTCGTGAAGGTGTGTGATACCGAGCAAACTGAAGAGGTAGAGCCCGAGAGGGAACAGCCGCTCGGATTGCTTGTAAACTCCCAGAGGTAAGTGATCGTCCCAGTACCGCCCCCAGCGACAACTTGGGGCGAACACGAGACAGTGCCCGCGCCGTTCTGGGTATCTGCTTCCGCGCTGTCACCGTACGCTGTTGCAGTCAAGGGAGTGGCTGCGCTCTTGCCGCGCAGCTGGCCAAGGCTGATTGGCCCAGATGCGACGCCAGCCAGCGTCCGCACGCGGGAATCGCCCAGGGATAGCGGGAGGCCGATGCCCAGCTCAGCCGCGACCTGGCCGAGCGTGATTGCGCCGGAGGTGGGCAGGGTCATTGCGCCTCCAGCTTCGCAATGCGAGCGCGCAGGTCGACCACCGCACGCGCCAGCTCGACGGCCGACACCAGCGCCGCGGCGCCGTACTGCACCGTCTTGGCGCCGCGATCGTCCGTGCGGACCGCGTCGGGCAGGATCTGCTCGAGCGATTGCGCACCGACGCCGAGTCCACGCGCGCCGCCTCGCTTCCATGTGAACAGGCCGGCCTTACGGATGCCAGCCAGCTTGCCGATGAAGTCGCCCGGCAGGCGCTGCCAAGCCTTTTTCTTGCGCTCGTCAGAAGACTCCGTGATGACGGTGGCCGAGAACGCGCCCGTATCGCTCAGCACGGCGTTCACCACGGTCCCGGCCGCATTGAACCAGCGGGAACCGGAAGGGGCGCCGTAGTAATTTAACCAGTTGTTGTCGCCCAGGAACGCAACATTACGAACCGTGCCTCCGGCATCGGTCATTTTGATGCCGATGTTACTTGGGAAGATCAGCCAATTTTTTTGGTAGACATTGCCGGTGTCGTCGATGTTCCACACGACGGTTGTGGCAGCCTGATTAAATATCCGAATACCGGGCCCCCCTCCGTTGTAAATATTTGTCCAGTTGTCAGCGCCCAAAAAGACAAATTTGCGCGTCGAGCCGTCTGCAAGATTGAACTGGATGCCGGGGCCGTTGTTGGCGAACGTGATGTTGCCAGTCATTGCGCCGCCGGCTAAAGGCAAGCACTGACCCGCAGCCTGCTTATTGGCGAACGACGTCCAGTCAGTAGCGCTCAGATAACCGTCGCGCGTGGCGCTGGCTGGGAACGGACCCGTGCCGGAGATACGCTGGTAGGCCGTGCACTTCCAGTTGCCGCCGCCGAGGCTCTTGAAGATGGCTAGATCGCCGGCGGCGGTGGCGATGTTCGCGGCGCCCGGCAGTTGCAGGCTGGCCGCGTTGTGCGTCAGCGTGAGCGCGCCGGCAAAGGTCACCCAGCGCAGCGTGCCCTCGGCGACGTTGTCGAATGCGGCGATCGTGGTCGTGCCCGTGATCGAGATGTTCGCCGACCCGGCAAAGCCGATGTTCACGGTCGCGGCCGAGGCCAGGACCACAGTCGGCCCGCCGGCCAGGTCGGCCAGCTGCCGGATCAAGGCAAAGGCCACGCGCAGGTAATCGTCAATCGTTCCCTTGACCGATTCGGTGCCTGCCGGGCTGTTCTCCGACGCGACCTTGCTCAAGTCTGAAATAGTGGATGGGACTGGCATTGTGTTATGCTCCAGGTAATAAAAAAGCCTGCACGAGGCAGGCTAAAAATGAGGCTGATATATGTCTTTTGATCCGATCGCGCTCGGCGCCGCCGTCGCTTACCTCATCAACGCATGGCTGTCATCGCGGGAAAAGTAAGCCCCGCTTCTTCTCGTCTTCGTCCTCGGCCATCAGGATCGCGGGCGAGGCAAGCATTCCGACTGGCTGGCGCGGGCGTGCGAGCTGCGGCACAGTCAGCGAACGCGGAACATCGAGCGCGCGCCCGGCCTTCAACCCGACCGAAATGTTCTGCAACGGGTCGCCGATCGCGGCCTGGCCGAACGGGATTTTCGACAGCACCGACTGACTGAACACACGTTCGAGCAGGGCGCCGGCGGCGCCCGCCGTGTTCGAGTTGTTCACCGCGCTGCCGGCCGGCTGGAACTGCTCGTAACTGGCCACGCGCGCGAGCGCCTTCATCTTGTCGATCTCCGGCTGCGAGAAGAACAGGCGCAGCTTCCGCTCACCGATCGCGTTCAGCGCCTTGTTGTAGCCGGCCTGGCTGAACCGACCTACCTCATCCTCGGCACTGCTCAGTGCGCGACTCTTCAAGTGCGCCGCGATCTGTTCCCGCACGGCCTGCATAGCAACAGGATTCGACTTAATCGAATGTTTCAGCTGGGCCACGCCTGTGACGCTGGAATCCTTTCCGGCGCCGACGATGAACTGCTGCACGAACTTGTCAGGCTCGATCCCGTCGCGCACCGCTTGCAGGGCCGGTGTGCGCTCGACGATCTGCATCCAAGTGCGGTTCACCCGGCGCGCCCTGTTGAATGCGTCGATTGCCTCCTGGCCCAGGCCCTGCGCCGGTTGGCCGCTTGTCACTGTGAGCTGGTTGCCGCCGACCGCCGCGGGCGTGCCGCCAATGAGCGGCGTTTCGTCCAGCGCCTGCCGAACCGCGCCCAGGGCGTAGCGCACGTTCCCGTCCGTGCTACTGCGTTGCAGCCGGCCTATGCTCGTCTTGAACTGCTCGGCGATCTCGACCGTCAGCGGAATGGTGCTGTCAGCGAAGTCGTTCAGCTTGTTCCGGATATCCGGCGTCAGGAAGCTCTCGACGTTCGCTTCGTGCAGCAGGTTGCCTGCGCGCTGGGTGAACGCGTGCGGGTCCAGTGCGGCGCTGCGTCCGCCCGAGTCACGCGCACGGTCATACAGGCGGCCAATGATGTCTTTCGCCCGCTCGTCTCGGCGCTCCAGGGCCCCGATAATGCGCGTCGCGCCGGCATAGGCATCGTCGGCAGTAGCGGCGCCCAGGTTGTTCAGTCCGGACGTCAGCAGCCGGTTGTTCAGGTTCTCGGTTTGGCCGAGCTGCTGCCCGACCTGGTCGCGACTGTTAATACCCAGCTTCGCCAGGTTCTTCTGCCGGCTGACGATCGCCGGGTCCAGCGTCAGCCCGGCGGCCGTCGGCGTCAGCCCGGTCATGCGGTAGTCGGCGAGGCGCCGCACCGCGTCGGGCGAAACCTGGTCGCTGGTCTTGAACGCCTTCGCAACGTCGTCGCGGATGCTTTGCGCCACCTGGGCGGACAGCTTTTCCAGCGTGAGGCCGGACTGCTGCAGCGCGTTGTTGATCGTGATGTTGATCTGCTGCTGGTCCGCTGGTGCGATCCGGTTATTCAGGCGCTTCGCCAGGCCGGCCACCTTGTTGGCGGCGAACGGGGTGGCCACGCCAGCGGCGAGAGACGCAGCGAACTGTGCGCCATCGTTGCCCCCGGTCTCGCGCGTGTAGCCGCCCGCGGCGCCGGCAGCACCGGCCGAGGCCAGCTGCTGCGCCGGGTTGGCTGCGAGTGCCTTGGCAACGGACTTGGTGACGCCGGAGGCGCCTTGCGCGATGCGCGCGCCAGCCGCGATCGGGACCACGCCGCCGGCGACCATGCGCGTCGCGTCGCCGATCACGCGCTCGTTGGCGGTGGCCGGTTTCGGCAGGCGCGCCAGGTCGGCGATTGCGCCGCCGGTGTCCGCTGTCGGTTTGTTGCCGAAAATCGGAGCCGCCAGCGTGCGCACCGGGTTACCGACCAGGGCGTCGAACATGCCGCCGACGCCTTCCAGGCCGTAGCGCGCGGTCAAGCCGACCTGGCGCGGGACATCGGCGATCGCGTCGTTCAGCTGCTTGCCGAACGGCTTGGCAAGTGCCCGGGCTGGCGCGCGCGCTGCAGATTCCGCCTCGAGGCGCGCGCGGAATTCGAACTCTTCTTGCTCGGTCATTTGTTCTGGCTCCGTTTCCATTCTTGGTAGCGCCGTTCCTTCTCCGTGTCCGAGAAGGCCTGCGGGGTGGCCGCCTTCTTCGGCAGGTCCTTGACCGCTTTCACCGGCGTCTCGATTGCTGCCTCGGCCGCCGGGCCAGCGCGACCCGCTGCAATCTTGGCGGCGGCGATGACGTTGCGCAGGCGCTCCTGTTTCTCGGCGATGTTCTTCGGCTTATCACCAAGCTGTGGAAAGTACGATTTGCGATAGCTTTCCAGCTGCTCGCGCGTGTACGCGGCGCCGGTGCCGAGGGTAAGCGCGGAGTCCAGGATGTCGAGCTGCGCCGCCTCGACGCGCTGGCGGGCCTCGCCGGTGCTGCTGTTGGCCAGCGTCTCGCCGCCCATAGCCCGGAGGCCTGACGAAATGAGCCCTGGCTTGTCAGCGGATGGATCAGCCTTCAGCGCGTCCTGCAGCTGTCGTTCCGATCCTTCCATGCGCATCAGCAGGGTTGCGGCCTTGCGCTCGCCTTCGGTGCTGGTCGCCGACTTGCTGGCCGGGCCGCCAGGGATGGACTCAAGGCTCTTCCCGTCAGCGGCCCACCGGTAGCCCTGCGGCGCTTTCGTCGCGTTGGTATCGCGCGCACGCGCATCGGTCATGTTCTGGCCGCGCATCTGCACCGCCACGCTGGCGCGCGAGTCGGGCGACTGGGTGTTCTGGATCGTGTTGGCCGGCTTGCCCGTGAACTGGTCCAGGGCGACCGTAGCGCCGCCGGTGTTCGCGAAGTGCAGCCTCTCGGCATCGGGCGCGAAGCCGTCGACGCGCTCCGTGCGGCCGTCCTCGTAGACGTTCGCCATCACGCGCTGGCCGTCGACCATGCGCGCCTCTTGCGCTTTCAGCTTCGGGCGCAGCTTTTCGGCCATGTCATAGTAGGGCTTGGCCTGCGCCACGCGGCCGGCTTGGGTCAGTCGCTCGGCGTAGCCCATCAGGGTGGCGTATTGGTCGGCGGGCGCTGCTGGCGCGATCGTGGGCGCCGGTGCCGCGCCGGTAGTTCCGCTGGCTGATGGGGCGCCGCCAATGCGCGGCAGCCCCGGCGGTGGCCCCATCGGCGCAGACTGGCCGCCGGAGAGGATCTTCTGCAGCTGCATCGGCTCGTCGGCAGCGGCTTGCAGCTTCTGGTTTTCCAACCCGATCTGCTTCATCTGCGCCTGGCGGAGCTGATCCTGTTGACGCTGCTGCATCGCGCCCTGGTAGCCTTGCGTGCCCGCCATCAGGCCGCCGCCCAGGATCTCGCCCAGGTTGCCGCGTCCGCCCATCAGCGCACCGCCCAGGGCCAGCAGGCCTTGGCGCGCCGCTGCTTTCTTGTCCTGGTCTTCCGGCAGCCAGTTCGGCATGTATTGGCCCAAAGGTCCCATGTTCTCTCCTTAAAAACCGCGTTGGCGGCGGCGCGCAATGGCGGCCAGTACTGCGTTCTGGTTTGGCGGGGGCTGTCCACCCATGCTGGATGCGATCGGCGCTTGCTCGCCCTGGAAGACCGGGCGACCTGCCGGGGCCTGATGCTGCGGCTGCCCGCCTCCCATGGCCCTGTTGACAGTGTTGTAGTTCGAAGCCGCCTTCATACCGTTCTTTGCGTACCCGCCTGCTTGAGAGAACATTCCGGGCTGCGGCGCAGCTGCTGCGGCGCCATTGGCCTCTGCCAGCATGGCGGGAGTCCCATAGTCCATGCTCGTGCCAGCGAGCGAGCCGGACAACCCTCCAGTCCCGCCAGTACCTGCCGCTCCTGCCTCGGCACCGGCGAGCATGCCGCCTTGGGTAACCGATGGCGTCACGAACGTCATGGCACCGGGCGCGGCGGCACCTTCTGCCGCGAGCATCCCTGCGCCGACTCCTTCGCCCGCCATGCCGGCACCGTATGCGGCAAGCGCCGCATCAGCAGCGGCCGCGCCGGTACCAGCCATGGCGCCCGCGCCAGCACCTGCACCGAGCATGCCCGCGCCTGCGCCGGCCGCCCCAGCCGCACCCACGGCGCCGGCCGCACCGGCGGCACCAGCACCGGCTGCGCCTGCAGCGCCTGCACCTGCAGCAGCGCCGCCAGCGGCCGCCGCTCCACCCGCTGCAGCACCACCTGCTGCTGTTCCACCTGCGGCCGCGCCGCTACCTACAGCGCTGAGCGCCGCTGCTGTTTCGATTCCTGACATCTTGTCTCCTTAATTGCCGAGCATTCCGTAAAGTGCAGCAGCACCGCCAGCGGCCTGCGCATATGGGTTCGCGCCTGGTGCGCTCTGGCTGACCGTCGAGCCGCCGCCGACGGCCGCGCGGATCGAGTTGCCGAGAACGTCCAGCTGCTTGTACGGCGACTGTGCCCTCTCGTTGAAATAGTCCATCTGGTCCGTGAGCTGCTGCTGGTCGGCGCTGTACTGGATCTCGCCAACACCTTGCAGCTGCGCGGCGTCGGTGTACGCCTGGTTGCCGTACTGGAGGGCCAGCGGCAGGCCGGCCATCTGGCGCGCGCGCTCACCCTCGAAGGCGGCTTGATCGCGCGCTAGACCAGTGTCAGCAAGCCCGGCATTCGTCTGCCACGCCTGCTGTCCGCGCGCAAGGGCGTTCTCGGCCAAGCCCGCGCTCTGGTTGTAGTTCTGCATCCGCATCGATGTCGCCGAGTCCGAGAGACCCTGCGCCAGGTTGCGCGAATTTCCTTCCTGCGCCTGCTGCCAGGCCGAGCCGCCGAACGCACCAGCGCGCGCCATCGTGGCGTCGGTACCGTTCACAGCTCCGTTGTAATTGCGTGTGATGTCGCCCGCCGCCTTGTCGATCGAGGCTTGCAGGTATGGGTTGTCGCCCATGTATGCGTTGGTGCCGGCTGGCTGCGCGCCCATGTACTGGTTGCTGCCGGTGTCGCGCCCCAGGTATTGGCCGCCGAGCGTACCCTGCAGCGCCTGGCTGCCGGCGTTGATCTCGCTGGATCCGCTCATGGCGCGGTCCGTCGCCATTCCCATACCCATCTTCTGGAAGTTGTTCAAACCCGCCGAGCGCTGGCCGGCGTAGACCGGCATTTCCTTCATCGACAGGGCGGAGCCGCGGTCGAGCAGGCTGCGGGCGGAGGACCGCGCCCACTCGGGCAGTTCGGTGGTGGTCTTGCTGGTGGTGTTTGATGGAGTGCTGCTGCCCATGGTTGCTCCTAAAGTGGGTAGTGATAGGTGACTTTGGCCCGGTGAAATCCAAGCCGCCGCGCGGCGGCCTCCCATTCGTCTCGGGCCGAAGCAAACGAAATCAGCGTGGCGCCTACGTTGCGCGCCACCGCCTGCACATGCGGGAAGAAGCGGCGCATCAGGGGCCGTTTGCTTGCCGAATAAGCGCACCAGACCTCGACCATCTTGCTGTGGAAGGTAGGTACCAGGCGCAGCACCAGGAAGCCCACATACTCGCCAGCAGCATCGGTCCCGATGTACAGCGTGGAGTGGCCCTGGCGCAGCGACATGTACACGTCCTCCGGCAGCCAGTCATCCGTCGTGGCCTTCTTGACCTCGACCAGGCCGACGCGCACGCGCTCCCACTCGGCGGCCACGTGTTGCGGTTCGATTGCGCGCAGCATTCAGTTCCCCGTTAAAAAGCGCTTCTGGACAAAGGTGGTCGGCGCCGCGGTGCAGATCCAGCCCTCAATGACGAATTTGCTGCCGGCGGCGCCCAGCTCGACCGGGGCGCTGTTGCGCACGAAGTCGCCCGGGGTGTAATTCCCGGTGGCCGGCGGCGCGGCGGCCGCGTTCGTGCAACCGCGCATCGATCCCTCGGCCAAGAAGTTCAGCTGGTTGACGATGTCGCGCACCAGCTCAACCAGGCGCAGTTTCAGGTTGCGCACATCATCGGCCTGCGGCAGCCGCGCATCATTGGAAAGTCTCATTCGTAGCCGTCCGGGGTGAGGGCCGGCGTGAAGCCGACCAGTTCGAAATCACCCTGCAGCTCGATGCGTACGCGGTGGTAGCGCCCCGAGGCCAGGGTGTCGTAGTGGCTGCCGGAGAGCGCATTGCTGCCGCGGTTCTCCAATGCGTCGCCGTCGAAATTGCGCGTGTAGTGCGTCAGGCTCGATGCGGTTGGGCGCGCGGTGAAGCGCGGCGTGATGCGGCCCAGCGTCGTGTACTGCTCGTCGTCGCCGAAATCGCCGGTTGTCAGCGAGGCGGCGCCGCACGGGCCGGTGACCGTCTTGATCTTGTGATCCATGGCCACGACACCCATCGCCGAACTACTGGTGTCGAATGCGGGCGAGTCGAAGGGCAGGTCGGGTAGCGTGTCGTATGTCACCGCAGCGTCGGCCGGCCAGTTGTCGTAATTCGCCTCAGCGCCCTGGTACTGGAACACGGTCTCGATCGGCAGGGATACGCGGCCCCAGCGCTCATTGTTCAGGTTGTAGACCAGCGCGTCGGTGAGCATCCCGCCCGAGCCAGGGGTAGGGTAGAACCACCAGCACAGGCCCTTGGCCTGGTCGAAGTGCGAGCGGATGCGGTAGCGGTAGGTCGCGTCCGAGTTGGCGAAGAACCATTCCTTCACTGGCGCGCCGATCGGGCGAGGCCGCGAGCCGTCGAACAGCCAGAAGTCGTCCCGGCCGATGAATACGTGCGCGGTGCCCGTGTCGATGACCGCTTCCGCGCTGATAGCGCCCACGTTCGATGCAATCAGGTCCCACTGCCAGATCACCGGCGGTCCCACGTAGCGCCCCAGGTACAGTGAGCGCTCCTTGTAGACCGCGACGTCCTTGCCTAGGCGCTTTGCCGCGCGAATGTCGCCTGGCGTGTCGAGCAAGTAGCCGTACGCCGCCTGATTGGTCGACGCCGGCGCCCAGGTCAGGTGGTCATAGATGTGCGAACAGGCCCAGGCGTCTGGCCGATCGCCGCCCACATAGGTAGCGTTCAGGCCGAAGCCCAGCACGAAGCCCGACGCGGTCTCGATGATGCGCGCCTTGGGCGATTGCGGGATGTCGGCGAACGCCGTTCCGGTGCCGGTGGAAACCTGGATCAACTCGGTTTCGTTGCATGCGAGCGAGGCGTTGCCGAACTGGGCGAATCGCCAGCGGTTCTCGACGCTGCCGGTGTAGCCGCCCGCGCGCGACTGGTCGACAAACGATGTGCTCGAGAGCTCGTACAGCGTCGTGCGGGTGCCAGCGAACACGCGGTTCAGCTTGTCCAGGCGGGTGAGCACGGCGCCGCCGCGGCATTCAGTCGGCAGGGCGGCGAGGCCAGCGTCGAGCGAGGAGGGCGCGCCGGCCATGCCGCGCAGCGTGGGAATCACGTTGGTGCAGTCCATCAGGGCGCCGGGCGCCGTGCTGTCGGCGTCAGGCGCGAAGCCGATCAGCGGGATCATCGCGCGCTCCCCATGGTCAGGGTGGAGCCGCTGTGTCGCTCGGCCTGGTCGGAGTCGATCAGGGCGTTCGCAGCCGCGGCGTACATGCGCGCGGCCGTCGGGATGCGCGCGTCGTCCTTTAGGTGCGCGTAGGCCTCGATCAGCGCCGAATACAGGTACAGGTTCGGGAAATTGGTCAGCAGCCAGTTCGTGTCGCTGTCGGCGGCCAGGGCCGGGAATTTCTTGTAGTAGGACAGGGCGAACACAGCCGGCGTGCCACCCTCGATCGCAATGCCGCCGTCCTGGTGGGTGTAGTGGCGGGCAAAGCCGGTCGGCGCCAGGTCGGCGAACCGCTCCGGCGTGACGTACTCGAGCGAGCGCGGGCCGGCGCCGTCGTTCACGGTCAGGCGTTCGGCAGCCAGGAAGCCCGCGGGCAGGGCCGCAAGGGATGCGGTTTCGCGCGCCAGCATCGAGCGCAGGCGCAGCGGCGCCACGGTCACATCGATGTCGCGGAAGCCGTGGTACAGGCGCGGCTCGCCCAGGGCGACAAAATCCGGGATCACGGCGGTCAGGTTGGTGCGGCCCAGGCGATTCGCGATCGCGGCCTTCAGTTCGCCGTAGTTCATCAGATGCGTCCCTCGTGGATGCGGCAGGCGGTATGCTCTGCCAGGAATTCATCAAGCTTCTTGTCGTCGGCGGCGATCATTTCCCAGCTCACACCGTACTTGCGCATGCCCCAGCTGTTGAGCAGGTCGAGCGGGATGGATGCGGCGTAGTGGTCGCCGTCGCGCGTCTTCGTCATGCCGGCGCGGCGCAGTTCTTCGTTCCGGCGCATGGCGCCTGAAACGTCGGTCGATTGAACGATCATGCCGGAGCCGTCGCCGTGCTCGGTCATGGTGAGGCGGCTGTTGGCGGTGGCGTCGAGAATGAGGCTCATAGGTGTCCGGAAATGAAAAAGGGCCCTCCGAAGAGAGCCCTTTGGGGTTACAGCAGGGGAGCAGATCAGCTCAGGTCGAGCACCGCGCCATGCGCTTTGGTGTTCTTGTTGATCAGGGTCCACTCGGTGTTCACCAGCACGTTGCGGGTGTCACCGATCTTAGCCAGCTCGGTGTCCTTCATGGCGCGCAGCGTCCCCAGGGCCAGGTAGTCCGGGTTGATGACCGCGACTTCACGTTGGCGCATGTGGCGGGCGTTGACCGCCTTCACGCGGCCGAATGGGCCGATGTAGACCTCGAGCGTTGCGGTCAGGGTCTTGTCTTCGGCCTTGTCGAAGCGCGTCTGGCCGGCCAGGAACGTGTCGAACACGGTACGCTGGGACGACGGCAGCAGCAGGTAGCAGCTGTCGAGGTCGGCGCCGTTGTCGAACATGCTCTGCAGCACGCCCTTGAGCAGGGTCTCGGTGAACGCGCGCTGGGTGCCGTCGACAGCCGCGGTGTTCGTGACCGGATTGGCTGCAACGCCGGTAGCGCCCAGGGCGACATTGTTGTCCATGAAGCCGAACAGGCCGCGCGCCTGCGGTGCGACGCCAGCCGAAGCGGGAATGGCGGTCGTATTCTGCAGGCAGCCGAACTCGACGTCCTTCTTCAGTTCGACCATTTTCTTCGCCAGCTGGTAGCCGTAGTCCGACTTCTGGCCGGCCTTCTCGACTTCTTCCTGGGTGCCGGTGATGCCGAAGGTTTTCTCCGAGATCTGCGTGCGGTTACCCAGGCGGACGGTCGGGGTGACCGCGTTGACGACCGACTGGTTACCCTGCTCGACCTTGTTGGCCGCGCCCGGTGCGTAGCTGTCGGTGTTCCATTCGACGAACACGCCGTCGACTTTTTCTTTGCCGATCAGCTTTACGAATGGGGTTTCCGAAACGGACACGTTCCAGATGTTGTTCATCAGCTGCTCGCGGTTGCGGGTGCTGTTGAACGTTGCGAAGGTGTTAGCAACTTGTGGCATGGTGAATTCCTTTAACGGGTAGCCGACAGCAGAGCAGCGAAGTCCTTCACGCTGCCGGTCTGCTGGAGACGGCGGGTTTGTTTTTCAATTTGGAGTTGCGCAGCAGGCTTCGCGGCCGGCGGGGCTTTCGCTGCCTTGGTGGGCAGTGCCGAGACCGCCTTGATGGCCTTCTGCGTGGTGTTTTGCTGCTTGTCGAACTGCGACGCCTTCCAGAGCACTTCCAGCATGCGTTTGTCGGTGACCTGGGCCAGCTCGGCGGCGGTGAAGCCTGCCTTCGTGCCGATGGCCTTCATCTGCTCGATGTGCTCCTTGCCGAAGCCGGGAACGAGCGTGGCCATGTGCGCCGCAGCTTCCTGCGCCTGCTGGGCGACTGCCTGCTGCTGCGCTGCGGTCAGCGACTGCTGCTTCTGGACGATCCCGCGCTCGACTTCGCCGCGGCGCGCCTGCATGCGGTTAAAGTCGGCCATGTGGATGCCGTAGGAAACAGGGTCGTCATCGCGCAATGCGTCCCAGTCGACCTGGCTGTATTCTTTCAGGGCAGCGTCGATGCTGTTCAGCTGGCCGATCTCGGCGCTGTACTGCTGAACTTCGGCGGCCTGGCGCGCCACGTGCTGACCCCACTCCTGACGCTCTTGGGCGAGCCGCTGGGCTTTCTGCGTGTAATCCTGCTGCCGCAGATAGCCGTTTTTGGCCTCGTCCTTCGATACCTGGACCTTTTCGCCATTGATTTCCAGCTCGAGGAACGCTTCGGCTGAGTCCTTTTCAGGTTGTTCGGCCGGCTCTTCGTCTGCTGCTTCGTCGGCGCCTACTTGCTCGCCTTCGTCGTCGCCTTCTTGAGCGGTTTCTTCGACTGCTTCCTGGGCGTCGTCGGCGCTTTGCGAGTCCGATTGCTCGGTTTGCTCGTTGTCGCCGGGGCCGCTCAGCATTTCCGCGAAATTGTCGGTGTTCAGGGGTTGGTCTTCGTCCATGGGGATGTTTTCTCCGTGAGGTGTGAGTTCAGAAATGAAAAGGCCACCTCAGCGGGTGGCCTTCTGATTGTTCCTAACTCGACGGGCAGCGTTCAGGGGCACGCTGCCAGCCCTCAAAATTAGATGCTGGAGCCGTCCGAGAGCAGGGCGGCCGGGGTGTCGCCGCACACCAGGCGGATGCCGGCGTACTTGCCGATGTGGATCGCGCCGTCCTTGGCGTCCGGATGCGTGATCTGGCACACCGGGAGCGGCTGTGCGGCTTCCTCGATGCGCGCGGCGTAGGCGGCGAGCGATTCGACCTCGGCGGGCGCCGGGGCCGGTACCGGGTCAGGATCGGGTGCCGGCGGCGTTTCCACAACCGGCGGCTGCGCGGCTTCCTCGATGGCGGGCGTCTCGACTTGCTCGAGCGCGGGCGGCGCCGGGTCGGCTGGCGGCTGCTCCATCGACTGTACTGGCTGTTCGACTGGTTGCTCGATGACCGGCGCGGCCGGCTGCGTTTTCCTCTTAACCATTGATCCTCCGTTTGACGGCTTCCGCCTTGGTTTCCATGTTTTCGCGCAGCAAAATCTCGTGCTGTGCAACCGTTGCGCCGCCCATGAGCGACGTAAAGATGGCCTCGAACTGGTTTGCCGCCCACAGGAGGCGCTTCAGCTCTTCGGCCTGGGCCTTGTTCTCGACCGGGAGCGCGGTCCAGGCGTCGATGACGGCCTGGCGGGTCTCGCGCATCGCCTCCTGGAAGAGTGGGTCATCCAGGAGGCGCTTCGCGTGCTCGCCCCGTGCAATCTGTTGTTCAGGTGTCATGTCATCCCAGCAGTAAAAGTTCGGTTTCGAATTCGTCTTCCAGCTCGGCCAGCAGCCGCTGGTGAGCGAGCCATTCGGCGACCCGGGCGCGCACATCGGCGACGACAGCGGGCGGCAGTGTGGCCGGACGAGGGCCGTACACGGGCGCCCACGTTGCCGGCGGCAGCTCGCGTGCCACGATCTGGGCGAGCACCGGCGCAACACGCTCGGCGGCCGGCTCGTCGGGCAGCAGTTCCAGCACCGCAGACTCGATGGCCAGCTTCCGGCGCTTCTTCTCACCCTTCGTCGGCTTGCGCGCGCGGTCGAGCTGCGCGGCGAAGTCTCGGACCTCGCGCACGCTGCCGGCACCGCCACCGCCGCCTGATCCTTCTGGAGTAGGGCGCATGGTCCCAGCGGTCAGGGTGTCGGGCGCCTCGCTAGCCTGCATGCTGCCTGTGATCGCGGACAGCACCGTGCCGACGGAAGCCGCCGTATCCGGGCCCTCGCTTGCCGCTGCAGTTCCAGTGACAGGGCTGAACGTCGCCTCACCAGCTGCAATCAGCGTATCGGACCGCTCGCTGCTGCTGGCCGCGCCGGTGATCGGAGCGAACGAAGCCCCGCCTGCAGCTGCCAGAATGTCGGCAGCTTCCGATGCGGAGAACGTGCCCGTGATCGGCCCGACCGGTGCAGCGGCAGCCCATATGCGGCGCGCCGGTGCCTTGAATATCTGCCAGGGGTTCGCGTAGAAGCTGGCAAGCTCGGCCGGCGACAGCGCGCGGTTCCAGATGGCGAAGTAGTACGCCGACCCGTTGCCTGCGGCCGTGCCCCCATTGTTCTTTGCCCCGATGGCGACAGGGATCGTCGAATTGGTGATCGTCCCGCTGATGGCCTGGCTCGCGCTGCGCGAGCCGTTGGTAACCGCCCAAAACGTCGAGCCGTCGAATGTGAATCCGACTTGCCCGGTTTGCCCTGCGTTTAACGTCGAAGGTTGATCCGCCCATGCCGACCCGACGCGCAGGTATGGGCGCATTGCGGCGCCAGAACCAGCGTTATATACGCCCCAGCCATCATTGCTATTCTCACACCCGAATGCGTAGGTGACAGAGCCACTGACAGACGTCATGCCGCCATCCATCAGGACGGTGATCGCGGCGGTCGGCTTGATGCGCGCGTCGTTCGGCAGCGTCGCCGCCATCGCAGTCGAGCTCACACCCAGCCGTCGGCCTTTCGGGGCGGCGCTTACCGCTCCGGCAGCGGCGATGGTCGCGGCGGGTATGTTCGGGAGGGAAGACCGGAAGCCGTTCCCGTTAGGCAGCCAGAAGCCGACCAGCCCGCGCGTCAGCGGGTGGCTCCAATCGATTGGCATCACCTGCTGCGGCTGCTGTTGCAGGCGATGCGGCAGGATCAGCGCGCCCATCAGCTTATGTCGCCAGTCTGGACCGCCGTGTAGGCGTCATGGCCCGATGCTGCGAAGGCCGCGCCCGATTCGTTCTTGACGATCAGGCGCGAGGCGAACGGCAACACGCCACCGAAGGCGGCGGCCAGCGAGAAGACCCGGCCTTGCAGTGCCGCGTTCGTGCCCAGCGGGATCGTGCCGACAAAGACCAGGTTGGCTTCATCGGTGGCGACCGTACCCGACGCCGGGCCGGAGCTGAAGTTCGTGCCGTCGAGCGATGCCTGCGCGTAGAGAATCGCCTGCTTGTTGCCTGCCACGGTGCCGGGCGTCACCGAGAGTTCGACCAGGCAGTCGAGCGGCGCCTTGCCGCTGGCGTTGTGCGTGATGGTGCCGATTGTGGCAAAGGCGGTCGATGCCAGGTTGGCGAGTGCCGCCGCAGCGCCGCTGATCTGCGTGCGCGCGCCCTGTGTAATCAGTGCGGTCGCCATGGTTAGCCGATCGCGATGATGGCGTCAAGCACCGAGTTGACCTGGAACTGGATGTCGCCGTCAGGGGCAGTGGCCGGGATCGCCGCGATCTGCGCATTGCGCAGCACCTGCATTGCGAGCTGACGGTCGGTGATGTTCGTCTTGTCGGTCAGCACGCGGGACGCCCAGTCCATGCGCATTGCGTGATTCCCCGTCGCCGGGTCCTCGCTGGCGATGTCCTGCGCGGCCTTCCACGTGGCGACGCGGCAGCGGCTCTGGAACGCGACGTCGTTTGCCGCGCTGAAGATCGAGAGATAGTCCATGTTATTTCCTTACACCGGCTGGCCGGTAATGACGAACGACGAAATGTTGACGGCCTGGCCGGCTGTGAGCGAGGTGCTCGACAGGTTCAGGTCGGCGCCCGAGGTGCCTACGTCGCCGTCGACGCATGCGCTGGTGCCGTCCGCCTTGAACACGCGGAACCAGGTCGCGGTGCCGGTGGCATCAGCCGCGGAGTCGCCGGCGATGGCGCCTGCAGTGAGCGCGCCACCGGACACCGAGCCGAACGCCGTAGCGTTGCCGATCAGCTCAGCGAGCAGGGTTTGACCGCTGACCGCCGTATTGACGCTGGCGGGCCGTGTGCCGTTGTAGATGCGGATCTTCGCGCTCGCGCCGATGTCCGAGTTGACCGCGGCGAGGCGGGCGGCAATGATCGCCGTGCTGTATTTGATGCTCATGCTTGATCCTGTTCAGGGTTGAATTGCTGCGGCAGCACCTTGACGGTGTGCGACGCCTTGCCGTCCGGGCCGCGCACGATGTGCGTTTCCATCTGCGCGATGTCTTCCAGCTTGCGATGCAGGTCCACGATGAGCTGCAATGCGCCTGGCGCGCCACCTTCCACGTGAGCCGTTCCCTCGGCAGCCATGCGGTTGCGCATCTCGAAGTCCTTGAGACCGAGTTCGATTTCCTTGATGCGGACTTCCTTCTCCTTGAGCTGCAGGTCGAGCAGCTTGAGCTGGCTGTTCGCCGCCAGGGTCGCGGCGTCCGCTTCGCGCTTGTACTCGGCGTCGCGCGCCTTGCCCTTCTGGCGCATGGTTTCGAGCTCCATTTCCATCTTGGCCAGCACCTGCTCGGGCGACTCCTGCGGCGGCGCAGGCGGCGTCGTGCTCGGGTCCGTCAGCAAACGCGTCTCGCCGCCCTGGATGTTGCCGGCCTTCAGCAGCATCTTGCCCAGGTTGTAGACGTTCTCCGGCGTGACCACGCCCAGCGGCGCGGCCTGCTGGAAGTACATGCCCATCATCGACAGGAACTGGATCGTCTTCGACTTGTCGCCGGTGCCCAGGCCCACGTTGATGTTGACGTCCATTTCGCTGGACCAGCCGCGCGGGTCGTATTCCACCCACTTGTTGCGCAGGCGGATCGTGGCCGGCTTGTCCTGGTACTCGCATGTCAGCTTCAGCAGGCGGCGGCACAGGTCCTTGCAGCCCGTCTCGGCGAACACGCGCAGCATCATCAGCGCGCGCTTCTGGTCGCGCGTGTTGGCGATCTGCGCGCCGGTGGCAGTCTTGTTCAGGCTGTCGGCGTCGAGGCCCTGGTTCAGGCGGCTGATGCCGATACGCTCTTCGCGCACCGTGTTCATAAGCTCTAGACCCTGAAGCGACTCATTCGCGACGAGCGAGGTTTGCAGCGGTCCGGCGGCGCCGATCTGCTTCACGCGCACCACCTTGCCGATACGCGTGCTCAGCAGGTCGTCGAGGTTGACTTGTCCTTCGAGCGCGTACGTGGTCGGGTTATTCGCCTGGTACAGCGAATCCAGGTACTGACGCTGCAGCGAGGTCTTCGTGTCCTGAATCGACACGACCGGATCGGCCAGGGCCATACCGATGATGCGGTGCGGCAGCAGGATCGGCGACCACAGGCTGTACTCGTGGTCGTCTACTTCCTCGTTCTCCAGGATGTCGTTCCCGGCCATGAAGACGCGGCGCCATTCGGCAATGCCGTCGCCGTCGAAGTCGAGCTTCACGAAGCCGAAGAACAGCGTGATCTGCTGGTTGGCGCCTTCGCCGACGTCACCCGGCTGCGGGTGGTCAGCATCGAGCGCGAACGCATCCGGCGCGGCCTGGTAGTCGGACAGCTGTTCGACGCGCGAACGGGCGAAGCCCATGCCGACCAGGTCGGAGCGGGTGTACTGGCGCAACTCGCCGAAAATCCCGGATTCCTCCATCGTCTTGGCACGACGCGACAGGATGAAAGAGTTTGGGTCGACGTTGTCAATGCGAATGCCGCGCGGGCCGCTGTCGATCACGACGTCGATGTCATGCAGCATCTGCGGCGGCTGGGCCAGCGCGTTTTCCACCTGCTGCTGATCCGGGTCCGGCACTTCGTCGTGGGTCAGAATCGTAATGCGCGGATCGTTGACCATCTTTACCAGCTGCGCGTCGGTCAGGCCGGTGTAGCTGGCCTTTTTGACCTTTTTCGTCTTGTCCTGCCACGAGCGAACGATGCCAACCTTTGCCAGCAGCCCGTCCTTGATCCACGTGCTGAAGATCAGGAAGCCCGGATTCTTCTTCTTGATCAGGTGATTGATGACGTCGGTGGCTTGTTCGTTGTATTCCTCGTCGCCCGGCTCAACCGGTTCGAACTCGCAGATGTGGTCGCCAGCGAAGAACGGCTCGAGCAAGTCGGGCAGGGCGCTCTCGACCACTTCAAACACATCCCAGCTCACCACCTGGCTGCGGCCGTCGACCTCGTTGCCCATCGGCAGGCCGTGGTAATAGGCGAGGTTGCGCTCGCGGTCGGCGGCCAGCTGCGAGCCGGTCCAGGCGGCGGACTCGCTCACCTCGTGGTCGACCGCGCTGCGCAGCTCGTCGTCGGTCATTTTGGTCATACGATTCCCATGAGTTTTCGGGCGGCTGCCCGCAATTTCGCGTCAATCGATCGCTTCCATTTGCGGACCGCGATGCGGCGCGCATGCGAGTTGCCGCCGTGTTTCGGCGCTCTGAATTGCATCAGACGATTCCCAGTGATTGATAGTTGAGGGCGCCGCCCCAGTCCTCGTTGCTCATCGCCTCAGCGTTGATCGCGATGTAGCGGAGGTTGTCGGCGCCGTGGCTCCACTCGTCGTGCAGCGGCGCGCCGGCTTCCTGCGTCTGCTTGTTGATCGCGCGCCGGTAGCGCTTGGCGCACTGCACAATGCGTGCGGCCTTGGTCTTGTCGAAGTAGATGCGCGGGAAAGCCATGCGGGTCAGGCGGATGCCGTCCTCGATGCTCATGTTCGGCGTGATCGCGACCGTCCAGCCGAACGCCTGCATGATCTCCTCGGCGCTCTTGCCGGTCTTGAAGTCCCTGTGGCGGCCGTCGTGCGGCAGGAACAGCGTGCCCCAGTTCAGGCGCTTCTCGCGCAGCATCGCGGAGTAGTGGTCGAGCGTCTTGTGGCTGTCCTCGATGTTCTCGATGACGCGCAGCTCGGAGCCGTGACGCTGCACCAGGCTGATGGACATCGCGTCGTTCCAGCCCAGGTCGACGACCACGTGCACCTTGAGCAGCGGATCGTATGGCACGTTGCAGATGCGCCGCTCTTCCGTGGCCTTGGTGACCTCGTCGTAGTAGATCGCGCCAGTGACGGCCGGCTTGCACTTGCCTTCCCAGATGTTCAGGTACTCGGCCTCGGGCAGCGTCGCCTTGGCGTGCAGCCGCTCCTTCTCCAGCACATCGGGGAACCACGGATTGTCCGTGTAGTTCATGTCGACGATGATTGCGTCCTCGGGCTGGTTCGTGATGAACCGGTCGTAGGTCTCGTCGGTGTCGAGCTCGGGATTGAACGACAGCCAGATTTCGGAGCTGGGCTTTCGGATCGTCGGGATCAGCACTGACCAAGAGCGCTTGCTCACCGTCTGCGCTTCCTCAACCCACACAATGTCAGCACCCTCAAACGATTTGATGGAATCGACGGTTTGCTCGGATAGGCCGGAGAAGCTGAACTCGGAACCGTTCTTGCCGCGAATCTCGGTCTCGAGCACCTGGTAGAAGCTGGACAGGCCGAGCGCCTCGATCTGGTCCTTCAGCAGCTTGTGCACCGACTGCTTGATCGACTTCTGCACCTCGCGCGTGCACAGGATGCGCAGCTTCGTGGTCGAGCCCAGGATCAGCAGGGCGCGCGCGATGCTCCACGACTTCGCAGAGCCGCGGCCACCCTTGGCGCCCTTGTAGCGGGCCTTCTTCGTCAGCAGGAACTGGAGCTTCTCGGGGAAATCAACGTTCATCGCCGGGCTTCACGAAGTTGATCTGCCAGTTCATGTTCAACGGATTGCCATCCTGGCCGCCATGGTTCAGGTCGACCCGCTCGCCGTAGCGCTTCGGGTCCCACTTGGCCAGCAGCTTGAGGCGCGTCTCGACGCGGAGCTTGGAGCGGGTGATCCATTCCGAGTTCGGGCGGTCACCTTCCTTGCCGCACACGGTGTCGAATGCCGTCTCGTCGGCGATCTCCAGGCACTCCTCGGCGATGGCGTCGAAGCCAGCCTCGCGCGCGCCCGCGATGCGTCTCGAAAAGCCCTCGTCGTCAGCCTTCCACCGGTAGACGGTTTGCCAAGATGGCATGCGTTCGTCCCGGCAGATTTGGCGTAGCGGCTCGCCTTGCGACAGACGCTCACAGATCTCGTCCGCAATCTCTTGCGTGAACGTGCTTGGCCTCCCTGGCGCCTTGGCCTCAGCCGGCGCCGCAGGCTTGCGGGTCTTCTTGGCTTTGGTTTCGGTCATGGTGGCGGAATAAAAAAGCCCGACACGTGGCCGGGCGAAGCTCCCTTGCGGGAGTGGAGACGTTAGGAGTGGTGAGACGCAACGCTTTGGGCGCCACTTGGGCGCGGGGAGGTTGGTCGTGCGTTCACCACACGGAAGCCTCAGCGCGGGGCCTGGCTTTCGTGTGGTGCCCGGGTATTTCACCGGGCAGGCGGGATTACTCGACTATCAGCCAGTCCTCGGCCATCACGTCACCGATCGACGGAACCCAGGTGGAAATGCTGCCATCCGCGCCCTTGATGTCGATGTGCGGGCGGTAGGTGATTGGCGTGCCCTCGGGGTAGATGCCGAGCAGTGGCGCGCGGTTGACGGTGAACTGGCTGCCGGGCACGAGGAACACGAACATGCCTTTGCCGTTCCAGCCTGTGCGTGCGACCTTGGCGCCACCCTTGAGTGCGACGAGGGCATCACCGAACGTCAGGCCGGTGAAGGCGGGCGCGTCTGCCAGCGGCGAATGGTCGGGCAACGGCGCGGTGCCGGTGAAGCTCGAACCGTCGGCGTATGTTTTCGTTTCCACCTTGAAGCTTGGCAGCGGGCCGCCTGCGTCGCCGAAATAACCTGGTTGCATGTGCTCTCCTTCGTTATGTGCCCAGAACGCAAAAAGCCCGCGACCTTTCGGGGCGGGCTCGGGTACTCCAGGGCTATGTGCCAAGTGAGTAAAATGTTAATTGTTTCCAAGACGCAGTGTTGACATCTAGCACGGATATCCTAATGGAAATATCGTCTCGTGGCAACATTTTTCAGCATCTTTACCGACAAAATCGCCTCGGCAGCAACAAGAGTATCGGCCAGCGATTTATCCGGGTAAATCCACGCTGTAGCCAGCCCAAACGCCTTACGAATCGCCCAGCGATAGTGGATCGGCAACTCATCGATCATGACGTCGACCGCTTCCCCGCACGCCATGAATTCCTTGACGTCTTGAGGGTTCGCGAGACCGTGCGAATGCTGCTCGTCGGCCAGGCTCATCCAGCGCGCCCAAGTCTTCATCACGGCGCTGTAGGGGGTGTCGGCCTTTGGGGCCTTTTCGGTTTGATTGGCTGCGGTCTCGTTCATGGGGCTTCCTTCAGTTGTCTCGTTCTTCTCGCGGCGCTCGATCATCTGCTGCGTCATGGGTGTTCTCCAGCCGTCTCAAGCAGAAACGTGACCATTTCGCCGTTACCCCAGCGTGTCATTGAGTCAACATCTGCCTCGGACATTTTGAATGGGCCGGCTGCCGCAGCTGCCAGATTGCGTTTGCTCTTGAGCCTATATCGCATGTCTTCGTACCTGCTGACTGCGCTTTGACGAGTGCTTCGCGGAAGCAGAATCGATGGGCCCAAATCAATTGGAGGCCAAGGCACCACAGGTTTCGGTCCTCGAAAGAAAGAATTGGAGCGCTCCCAGTCGATGAGCTTCTGCTTTTGTACCTCCCATTTCTCAAACTTGGCAGCGCGTGCCTTATCCCACTTTTCCCACGCCTGCTTTCGCAATTCGTCAATCTTCGCCTCTTGATCTGCGTGCTCTGCGTCCTTCGCTCGCGCAATCTTCATTAGGCGAGGCCAAGCTTTTTCGAGGTCGCTCAAGCCACGGCTGTAGGCGGCAAGGGCAAATTCAGGCTTGACGTCGACCGCGATTATGTAGTGGTGCGTCATGGCGCCCCCCCAAACATTGCCCACAGCAGCGGGTCACGCGGCGGGATCGGCACCGGGGGCAGGGCGTCGCACCGGGACCAGATGCGGCCAGGGATGCCGTGCACGGTTACGTGGTGCTCGCGCACGCTGGCGACCTTGCCGGACTTCTCCAGGCTGATCAGCGCGCGGTAGACTGCCTGCGGATCTTCTTCCACGATGGCGACGACCTGCTTTGTCGTGCGGCTGACGGCTTTTAGGGCGTCGAGCACCCCCGCGCGCAGGGCTGCAGCGCGCTCCTCAGGTGCGCCGCGCGGGGTGGCGCGGGGCTTTCTTGTGGCTGCCATTACGCGGTCTCCTTCATTCGTTTGAGCTGGGCGCGGAAGTCCGCTTTCAGTGCCAGCAGTTCGGGGATCGTCCAGCCGCCTCCGGATTGGTCAGACTCGAGCGCCTCTACGAACGCCAGACCGAAGCGCGCGATCAGGCCGATGCGGTAGTCGGCTGCGTTGCCGGCGCGGTAGCGGTTGCACTTCTTGCACTGACCATGGGCGTTGCGCAGGTCGAAGCGCAGGTGCGACGCGCTGCCGCGGCTCCTGTAATGGCCGCAGTCGTAGCCGCCGCCGGGCTGGTCGGCGAGCGTCGAGAGCTGCGTAGGGCAGCTGATGCACACCTCATTGCGGTCGCGGTAGCGCACCAGGGCGTTGAACGCCACCTGTGTGTCGGCGATGTGCTGGCCGCGCGTCTTGACCTTCTGCTTGCGCTCGCGGGTCTGCTTGGCGTCCAGGCGCTTGCGTTCGGCGACGGCGTGTGCGGCCGCGCATTCCGGGCCGCAGGCCTTCGCCCAGGTCGAGCGCGGGACGAACTTCTCGCGGCAGATCGTGCATTTCTTCGGGCGCGCGGGCTTGAGAGTGCCAGTGCGGGAGATGGGGGAGCGGATCATGCAGCCTCCAGCAGCCGCGCCATGACGTCGCCACCCCACTGCGCGGCGAAGGCTTCGGCGATCGCCGGGTCGGTGCGGCTGCGCTCCCGCTCCCGATTCGGGCCGGGCGGCATCATGTGGCAGGCCGCGGTGATCGTCTCGAAGTCGGTCTTCTTGTGCGTCGGGACCAGCGGCTGGACACCCTTAAGCCACAGCGCCGCGGCCTTCGTGAATGGCGAACCGAACATCCAAGGTTGTACTGCCTGGTCATAGCGGCCGATATGCTGCATCGCAAGCCCGTGCGGCATCGAGTTCTCAAGGACGATCTTCGGGATGTCGCAGTTCTTGAGTGCATTGAAGAATTCGACGCCGGCCAGAAAGTCGTCCATCCGGTTCGGGAAATCCGGATGCCGGCGGCGCTCGGCCGCGGGTAGGTGCGTATCCTCCGGGTGGTACATCCAGCGGATGCCGGCCAGATTGTTGAACGTGCAGTACGGGTGCGCGATCATCATGTCGAAGCTCTCGGCGCCAGACTTGATCACTTCCAGCAGGTCGCCTTGAATGTGCCACCCGTGCGGCGCTTCGGTGGCGCGCAGATCGCAGGACACCGCGGTGTGACCCAGGCGGGCGAACGCGTCACGCACGCGACCAGAGTATTCGCAGCCAATCAGGATTTTCATGCTCGGTTCCTTCGTTGATTCGTTGGTTCAGCCTTCCGGCGCAAGAACAGCACGCAAGGCGCCTGGTCGTGCCGCACGAACTGCTCTGGCTGGCCGTCGTTGTCGAAGCCGGTGCAGCGGCCCATGCCGGCGGCTGCCTGCTGGTCGTAGCCGGCGGTGGTGAAGCGCGAGCACATGGCGCAGGGGTCGCGCGGTTTCATGGTCGACCTCCCCACTGGAATGCTCGACCTCCCCACTGGATGCGCAACGGCCCAGCCTCGAAAATCCACGACGGTGGGCGTCGGCCGATATGAGAGACCAGCGTGCTAAACCGCATGCCGAGGAATTCGCGGTAGCGATAGGTGTGCTGCGGAGGGGTCGTCCAGCTCATTGGAAGCCTCCCCGCGTGCTCGCCATCTCGCGCGCCAGGCTGCGGACCACGATCAGGTCGAGCTGGATGCGCAGCTCGGCGGCGCGTTGCGCGTGGGCGGCCATGAGCGTGATTTCCTGGGGCGTTGGGCGCGGCGTGGCGCGGGCGTCTTGGTGGTTGTTCATGCTCCAGCTCCCATGGCTTCCTGCGCAAACTTGATCTGGATCGGCATCAGCGTCTTGTCGCCGCGCGCCAGGCGCTCGAGGATCGCTTTGGCCCAGCGCTTCGGATCACGCCCGTCGATCGGCGTGCTGATGACGGTGGTCGCCTTCAGCTTGCGCAGCATCTGCGCCGCTTCTTCGCGGGATGGCACCGACTTGCCGGGTGCGGCGAGGGCCAGCATCGGCTGCGGGATCTCGGGCCATTCGCCCTTTTCGAGCTGCTCGGCGAGCGCCGCTTCCCAGCGCGGCTTGATCTGGCTGTACGTCTGGCTGCCCAAGTCGAACGAGAGCGGCATGGCGGCCCAGTAGATGGCCGGGTGGGACCATTTGCCGTACTCGCCGGCGGTGCGCGCCTGAGTGCCGGCAATCGCCTCGTAGTAGGCCTTCATCGCGTCGATCGGCGCGCGGCACAGCTTCTTGAACTCGGGCAGCGTTGGCGGCCAGTCGCGCGTTTCCAGCGCCTTGAGGCCGCGTGCGATCTCCAGCGGCAGGTAGCCGGCCAGTTCCTGCGCCCAGTGCTCGACCAGCTCGTCGGTCGTGGTGGCGCCCCACTGGTCGGTGAACTTCTTGCCGTAGCTCAGCAGCATCTTGTGCAGCAGCTTTTCGACCCAGCTAGCGGGAAGGGGCGTCGTTGAGGTCGATGATGCGGTGGTCAGGTTCATGGCTTCGGTTCTTTCCGGTAAGGCTGTCGGCCCAGGCTTTGGCTTTGTCGTTCGAGGTCTGGTAGGGCGGCGCAGGCCCGGCACGCTGATCCTTGAGCACCCATTCGGCCTCGAACCCAGCCCAGCCCCTGGTGCAGCAGATCGACAGCACGCCATCCAGCGACAGGCCGGCCTTGCCAGCTTCGGCAATCAAGGTCTTCAGGACGGTCGAGGTAACGGCAGCGCGCTTGGCCTTGCGGAGGGTGAGCCAGTCGGCAGCGGTTTGAGGGGTGACGCCTTGAGCGAGCAGGGCGGGAAGAGGGTCGAACGTCGGCGCAGCCGGCGGCTTTGTTTTTGACTTTGCCTTTGGTTCTTCTCTTTTCTCTTCTTCTCTACTCTTCTCTTCTCTAGGCGTGACTTGGTGTGACGCGGCGTGACATTGCTCGGATTGGCTTTCCGTGGCTTCGCGTTCGCGCTGTTGGCGTTTGCGTTCGGCAGCGGTGTTGTCTTCGCGTTCGCGCTTCGGTTGGCGAGCATCCCAGCGCGCAACACGACCATCGGCGAGCAGGCCGCGACCTTCCATGGCGCTCAGGATGCGTGCGGTGGTGCCATCTTCGGCGCCTAGGAGGAAGTCGGTTGTCTCGTGGTCGATCTCGTCGACCTGGCCGCGCTCCTGATTAGCGCTTGCCAGCTCCAGCACCAGGGCCCACACGGCAATCACGTCCCCCACGCGCGCGCCGGCCTTCTTGGCCACGAGGCCGAACTTGGGGTCGTTCACGCTGCCGTGGTGCCAGCGGAACCAGTCGATACCGTTGGCCACGTCAGTGCTCCTTCTCGAGCACGAGCTGCGTCAACGCGACAGGTGCGGCCGACGCAAGGTCAGCGCGGCCAGGTGCGGCAGAATTGATGATGGAAAAGTGCAGGCTCCACGAACGGAGCGCAATGAAAAGCGCGGTCATGGCTGACCCGCCTTCGCGTTGTCGATGACGCGGCGCAGTTCCCGGCGCGCGTGGCGCTCGGCCTCCTGCTTGAGCGGATCGCCGCGGTTGACGATCGCATCCTTGTCGACGAGGCGCCAGATGCGGGCGGCCACTTCGATTTTGCTGCTCTCCTGCTTTTTGGGTCGTGGGGTAGTCATGGTGCTCTCGGTTTGATCGGGTTGATGTCCCACTGACCGGCCTCAAAGACGCATCCGCAGTTGCGGGCGTGCTGCGCGACCGGGCAGCAACATGGCCACGTTCTGGCCATAACTCGGCCGTTCCACTTGCTGTTTTCGGCGCGTATCATTCCGGTCAGCAAGCCAGCCCTTCGCCAGGTTGCGCAGCAAGGTGCTGTGCTTGACGTCGGCTGCGGCGCATTCCTGCTGCAGGGCGATGAACTCGTCTGCGTTGAACAGGGTTTTTACTTCGATGTTTCGTGGCATGGCGTTACTCCTGGGGTGGTTCGGGTGGGGCGCTTCGATACTTCGGTGATGCTGGTAAATGGACTGCTGGCAACTTTTTGGGCATGGAAAAAGCCGCCGGATCAGGGTGGCTGCTCAATGCTGACGCCGCTCTCTGCGGCCAGCTTTTCCAGGCCGAGGATCACCTGGTGAGACGGACGTTTAACCCCGGCTTTGCCCGAAGCCATCTCGCTGATCGTCGGCTGCTTGAGCCCGATAGCGTTGGCAATCTGGGTCTGCGTAAGCCCGGCCTTTTGAAGTTCGGAGAGGATGTGAGGGATGTTCATGGATACGATTATAGGAACTCCGATTTTAGAAGTCAATCGGTATTCCGATCTAATGCCCATCGATAATATCGGGATGTCTATAGGATCAAGAATTAAAGAAGCGCGTCGTGCTGCGAAGCTGACGCAGAAGGTGCTTGCCCAAAAAGTGGGTATGGCTCAAGCATCGCTTTCGGAGCTCGAGACTGGGGAATCCCAGGGCACAACCATGATCGGGTCGCTCGCGGCCGCCTTGGGCGTCAGCGCTCTATGGCTGGAAACGGGCAAAGGCGCGATGGTGACAGGCGAGCCAACGTTGCAGTTGGTCGAATCGGACTCGCCCTTCATCGAGGCGCCGGCGGCGGGGCCAGGCGGCGCCGTGCGCGCAGGGGAGGGGCCAAATACGGTCGCAATCCCGCGCATCAAACTCCGACTGCGCGCCGGTGTGGCGAATTACGACACCGAACCAGACATGGACGGTGATGGGTATGTGCACGTACCCCAGGAGGTGTTAGATGAGGCGCGGGTGGATCCAGCAAACTTGCGGGTCCTGCGCGTGCGCGGCCCGAGCATGGAGCCGCTGATGTTCGAGGATGACCCTGTAGTGGTCGATCTGTCAGACCGGAAGCCGCAACACAAGGAAATCTATGCGATTAACTGGAACGGCGAGGCCGTCATTAAGCAGCTGATATGTCGCGGGAAGGAATGGTATCTGCATTCGATTAACGTCGATTTTGGCCCGGTTAATGTTCGGAGTGGCCAATGCAGCATCGTAGGACGTGTGGTCATTCAGCCAACGCGGGTTTTAACAGGCCGACTGTGAGAAAAATGCGGAAAATTATTGGTGTGATGATCGTCGGCGTGCTGTCGGCATGCGCGACGCAGCACGATGTGACTAAAGCGTTCCAGGCCCAGGAGAAGAAGGTCGCGGACATGTGCTTAGTTCCGGTGATGCAACTGCCGGCAGAGGCGCGGACGGTGGTCGACGCTCGTACCGGCCGATCGGCTCTCACCAACGCGGCCTGGTGCTACTCCAACCAGATCAAGTCAGTGGCACGCATGACCAACTACCCGCACGCTGCGCTGGTGGGCGATTTCGCCGACTACCTGACCCGGCTAACCACTGCCCGCGATCGGGGGATCGTGTCGACGCCGATTGCCGTGGCGGCGTACCAGCAGACCGCCGGGCTGTTCCGCCAGTCGATCGTTGACGCGGACGCCCGTCTTGAGGCCCAGGCACGCAAGCAAGTCGCCGACCGGATCGCAACATTCGGCCTGCTCATGGCAGCCGTCTCCGCTGAGCAGGATCGCCAGCGCGCGGCAAACCGGCCGGTGGTGTGCTCCCTCACCGGCGTCTACGTGCAGAACACAGTGGTCTGCAACTAGGAATATCCCGTTAATATAGATGAGCCCGCCTCGAGCGGGCTTTTTTTCGCCTGCCAGAAAAAATATCGGTAAACCTATTGACACGTAATATCGGAACCCCGATACTATCTCCAACGAGACGAGCTCAGCAAACGCCGAGCCGCCGAACTGGAGAGAGCGATGTCCACCCCGATTCCACAACCCCACGCTGGCCAGGTCTTCCTACTGAGCCCTGACGGCCGCGACGCCGAATGGGTCGCCCCGGCGAATATCCCGGCGCGCTGCGCAGCCTGGACTGACGTGACCGATCTCGATATAGCCGACCTACAGATTGTGGCCTCGATGCGCATGCAGCAGAACCCACAGTGGGGGATCTGACCATGGAACTCCACGTCCAGCGCTCCGACTTCAACGTGCGCATCAAATTCGACAACGGCGTGTTCAAGGTGAAGGTCAATACGACGAGCGGACAGCGCGCGTACGAGCTTGCCCTGATCGACGCCCGGATGGGCAACCCGCTCGAAACGTATGCCGGCCCGGTGCTGAGCTGGGAGGCGGTGCCGGCCCGCGCAGGGCAGCAGCCGCAGCGCGAAATCTGGAACCGGCGCCTGTACCCCTGACCGATTTACCGAAGCGGCGCACCTCGGAACACAACGTGCGCTTTGCCCTGAATCTCGGGTCAGGAAATAGAGGGAGTACGGATCTCGAATGCCGCTGACAGCCTGGAAAGACAGGCACCACACAGAAGCGCCCCGCTGAGAAGGTCATTCCGATCAACCAGTGTTTCGGGGGAAAAAGGGCGCTTCTGTGTGGTGAAACCGAAGCCGGCCGCGCCGGCGCCAATAACAAGGAGAGCAGGATGGCAATGATTTTTACACCGATGCGCGGCGCAGAAAGCGTCGTCATCTTGGCTGGGAATACCGGCGGCTTCGATGTGCGGAAGTGCCCGAATAGTGCAGAGCTCGCGGCGTTCATCCGTCTCGCCTGCAACTCGCACCACGAGCTGCGCAGCCTCCTGGAAGAGGCGGCCCGCCGCGTGCGGGAAGACGCTGCCGGAGACCATGGTCTGGCTGATCGCATCGACGCCGCACTCCTCAGCCTCGCCGCCCGAGGTGCCGCATGAACACCGGGCTCCTGATCTGGATGGGTCTTATGGTGGTCGTCGCCTTTGGCTGGGACAGGTGGCTTTCGAAGCGGGACCGGTCTGACGAGAGCGTAAAGCTGTCGCTTCTCACGGTCGCCGGCATCGCCCTGGTCTCGCTAGTGATCCTGATGGCGGTGTCGAAATGACCGCCGCCGTGATCCGCGTCCCGCGCCGCCTGGTGCGCAAGCTGCTCAAGCCGCTGGTCCTGCGCCTCAACGCCTACCGCTTCTGGGTGTCGGAGCAGGAAGCCTACCGCCTGCTGGTGACCGCTGAATCGCTGCGCCGCGCCGGTGGCCGCGAGTACCGCAAGCAGGTGAAGCTGATGCAGCAGCGCCGTGAAGTGGAGGGCTGGTGATGATCGCCCGCTTCCGCCACCACTACCGCACGCAGTACCGCCTGTCGCTGCTCGCCGGCTTCGGCCCGCGCAAGGCCAGGACCCGCGCACTGCGCACCTACGTTTTTGGATTTTAAGGAACCGCCATGAGCAATGCATTGACCCTGATCACCAGCGAGATCAACGCCGCCCGGGAAGACTTCATGACCCTCCTGTCGGATCGGTCGATCAAGTTCGAGCAGGAGGCTGGCTTTGCCATCCAGGTGCTCAGCAATAACGACTATTCGCTCAAGATCGCGATGAATAACCGCGCTTCGATCGTCAACGCGGTCAAGAACATCGCCGCGATCGGCATCAGCCTGAACCCGGCCAAGAAGCAGGCGTACCTGGTGCCACGCGGCGGTGCCATCTGCCTCGACATCAGTTACATGGGGCTCATGGATCTGGCGATGGCTACAGGGTCGATCAAATGGGCTCAGGCCGAGCTGGTGCGCGCCAATGATGGATTTGCACGCGGTCGCTTCGATCAGCCTCCGACGCACACCTTCAACCCCTTCTCGAAGGAGCGGGGCGAGATCGTCGGCGTGTACGTGGTCGTGAAGACCGCCGACGGCGACTACCTGACCCACACGATGGAAATCGGCGACGTGTACGACATTCGCGACCGCTCCGAAGCGTGGAAGCGCAACGGCGGCGGGCCATGGAAGACCGACCCGGGCGAGATGATCAAGAAGACGTGCGTGAAGCAGGCATACAAATACTGGCCGAAGACCGAGCGCCTGGAAACGGCGATCCACCACCTGAACACCGACGGCGGGGAAGGGCTGGTCGACATCAGCGCGCGCACCGAGAGCCTGGTCGACGTCAATCCGGTGATCGCTGCCGCGCTGCGCACCACGACGGACGCCGACGCGCTCAAGTTCTGGCGCGAGAACAACGCCGCGTTCGCGAAGCAGCCGGCCGACCATGCGAAGCTGAAAGACGCCATCGCCGGGCACAGGGCCCGCATGAAGGCGGGCCAGGAAGCGGCTGATGCTGAGCGGACCCTGGAAATGGAACCGCCGACGCTCACGCCGGAAGAACTCGACGCACAACGGGAGATCCCAGCATGAAATTCATCGAATGCCCACAGGGCACCCCCGAGTGGCACGCCGCCCGCTGCGGCAAGATCACCGCCAGCTGCTTCGCCGACGCCATCAGCCGCTGCACGCGCAAGTCTGGCGCGCGTGATGTTGGCGATCCGACGGCGGTAGCCGAGCGTTACGCCGCCGACCTGGCGATCGAGCGAATCAGCGGCCAGATGCACGGCGAGCCGCCGAAGGCCTGGGTACTCGAGCGCGGGCACAAGATGGAAGCCGCGGCGCGCATGCACTACGAGGCGCGCACCGGCTCATTCGTGACCGAGGCCGGCATCTGCGTCACCGACGACGGCATCTTCGGCTACAGCACCGACGGTCTGGTCGATGACGACGGCCTCATCGAGGTCAAATCGCCGATCGACAGCGCGAAGATCCTGGCGATGTGGGCGACCGAAGACACCTCGGAATATGACCACCAGATGCAGGGCGGCATGTGGATCACCGGGCGCAAGTGGTGCGACTTCATCATGTACGTGCCGGACCTGGCTGCCGTCGGCAAGGATCTGTTCGTCAAGCGCGTGCACCGCGATGACACCTTCATCGACGCAATGGCGCGGCAGCTCGCGGCGTTCGACAGCTTGGTCGCGGCCAATGTGGCGATCCTGCGCGCCGGCACGCCAGCGCTGAAGGAGGCAGCATGAACGCCGCCGATCACGGCCATCTGGTCGACCTCGCCGACGCGGCCGCCGCTGCGCTGACCGATGTGCAGATTGTCGACGCCTTGGTCGAGGCTTTCGACCTGCCGCCGGCCGCAGTCATTGAGCGCCTGATCTGCATGGACTTCGTTGCCGTGCGCCAGTTGGTGACGCCATGACGGCGCGCCGCACGTTCGTCCTGGCGCATGACCAGGCCCGCAACAACGCCGCGCGCTGCGTGATGGATGCGCCGCCTGGCTTCATGGTGGTGATCTCCGAACCGGCCAAGAAGCGGATTCAGGAAGAGAAGTACCACGCCATGATTGCCGACATCGCGCGCCAGGTGGAGCACATCGGCCGCAAGTGGGACGCCGACGATATGAAGCGCCTGCTGATCGACGAGTTCGCCGACGAGATGCGCGCCGCCGGCACGCCGGTGCACCACGACGCGCGCGTGGTCCCGAGCTTCGACGGCCGCCGCATCGTGCAGCTGGGGATTCAGTCGCGCGACTTCTACGTGAAGGAAGCCGCGCAGTTCATCGAGTTCCTGTACGCCTTCGGCTCGGCGCGCGACGTGGAGTGGAGCGAGCCAGTCTATAAAAATCAACCCATGGGAGAACCTGCATGAACGACATCTACACGATGCGCACCGAGCTGGCGAACGACTTCGCTGTGGCCGGCGCCAAGCTGCTGAGCTTCACCGCGACTGCCGGCGCGCTTGCAGCCATTCCGGAGACCGAGCCGCAGCAGTACGTCGTGGCCGGCACCCTGGAGAGCATCCAGAAAGTGCTGCCGGCCGATGAGCCGAGCCACCCACAACGCCGCCTGCGCCGCGGCGACCGACCGGCCGAGCCGCTGAGCTTTGACGAGGCAGCCCCTGCTGCGCCAGACGGCCTGAACGCAGAACGGATTGTGGAAATCTACCGCGATACGTTCAACAACATGCCCGGCGCTGCACGCGAAGCGCCGCGCAATGTGCCTCCGCTAGTGGTCGAGTTCGGCAGGGCAATTGCGAAGGAATGCGTCGCCTCTGTCGCGCCAGCCGAGCCGGTTATCCCTGCGCCGAGCGTGAAGCCGTGGCACGAGCGCACATCGCAATACGAGACGCCAGAATTCAGCCAAATCGAGCGCATGGAAGCCGAGATTGCCGAGTTGCGTCATTTGGCCAACTATCGACTGCAACGAGTAAACGCTCTCGCGGATCAAATTCAGGCGTATAGCGACGAGATTGCACGCCAGGCGCAGCCGACCGGCCGCGATGCCGCGCGGAATGCGGCACTGGAAGAAGCCGCAGCGATTGTCGACGCTGAACATGGAAAGCAGCACTGGTCATCGTGGCATCTGTTCAAGCCGATGTCCGAGGCTATCCGCGCCTTGAAAGGCAAGTCGGGTAGCGGCAAGCCATCTGCCGACGAACAAGGAGAATAAAAATGAGCGATACCTACCAAGCAGTCTACGACGCGGTGCGCAGCAGGATTAGCGGTGGCGATATCGGAGCCGCTGTCGAATCAGCAATGCGGTCGGCGGACATCGACGGTTGCGCGCAGCGTGCGATGCAGTCGATTCAGTCAGCGGCTGCGCAGTACGAAAGCCCGGCAGCGATCTACCGCCCGGCGCTGAGCATCGACGGAAACCAGTGGTGCGCTCTCTACGGTGCGGACCTTCAGTGCGGCGTTGCAGGATTCGGCGACAGTCCGGCGCTCGCGATGGAGGACTTCGACCGCAACTGGTTCGCCAAGCTGCCGGGCAAGTCGGGTAGCGAAGGAGCGGCATCATGATCCTCGCAACCGGATCGGATCTGACCGACGACACATTCAACGACTTCGTGCAGCGCCTGCGCCATCATGTGCGCGGTGAGGGTGTCAGCTGGCACCACACCGCCGACGCGATGTTCACCGTGCAGGCTCGGAAGATCATCTTCGGCATCGACCCGGCGTACACCGAAAAGCTAGCCGTTGCCATCGAGGACAGCATGTTTTTCAGCCCGCAGGAATATTGGGACGACTGCGACGAGCAATGCCGGGCACGCCTGGACGAGCAGGCGCAAGAGGATCACGACGGCCCGTTCCTTTCGCTGGATGCTTGCGACCAGTGGGAGATTCTTGCCGCGCTGGACGATCACACCGTCTCGGGCTGGGATGAGCGCTGGGAGTTCGTCTGCGCCCACTTCACGAAAGAGGCGGCCGAGGCGTTCATCAATCGCAAGAAGCACGACTACCGCGACGGCATGCGCGTCTACGTCCAAGCCCAAGTCTACTGCTGGGAGTTCAACGCCATCATCAACGGCCTGCTCGACGGCCAGATCAAATTTTCGGAGTCACCATGACCGACACCCAACCATCTGGCGCAGAGAGCGCCCTTGACCTAGAAAAGCTTCTGCCGTGTCCGTTTTGCGGCAGCGCGAATATCGACCCCGCCGGCTGGTCCGGAATTGACGAGAAAGGCGGCCCAGGCTGCGGCAACTGCGGCGCGCTGGCCGACAGCGCCGAACTTTGGAACCGCCGTGCTACCGCTCCCCATGCTGGACCAGGGCCGGCCGAGATCCGCAACATCACGCAGATCGAGCGCTCGAGCGATCAAAGCGTGCGCGTCACCTTCACCTCGGCGCGTGCGGCCAGCGCGTTCTCGGCAAGTCTTGCCCATACGCAAGCAGCACTCTCCGCCCATCCCACCCATCCCGCCGAGCCTGTATGCACGGTTTGCGAGGATGCCCCTGCTGAAATCGGCGGAGCCTGCGCCTTATGCCACTGGAAAACGCCGGTCGGACCTGGGGGCGGCGCACTGGTGGCGATGTCCGAGTGGGAAGCAGGCAGGGAGGATGCTGACGGCAATCTGCTGGTTACTCGGCGCGCCGACGAACTTGTCGCCGCCGCAGACTTTATGACGCAAGGCGCGCTTGCATCGGTACGCATCGACGGCCGTGTTGTTCGCCGCGAAGAACTTGCCGAACGTTTCAGATCGTTTTCCGAGGTCGCCACCCCTACTGGCGCATTGGTGGCGAAGGCCGACTTTGACCGCGAAGAATTCATGCGGCAAGTGCTGGAAAGCGCCTGTGAAATTCCAGACCGCAACAGCCCCGAAGATCAACCGGAAATGCTCCTTCTGACCACCGAAGAACTGGAGAACATCATGCGCAGCGCGTTCGAGTTGATCGACGAAGAAGCGGAATTGGCAGACGAGAGCGCAGCGGCACCGGCAGAGGTAATCGCGGATCGTCAGTATCTAGACGGGTTCGATGCGGGTTTCATGGCTGGCGAAGCGGGCGACCACGAAAAGCGCGCCAGCGTTCATGCGGCCCGCCGCGCCGGAATCCGCGAAGCTCTCACCACCCATCAGCCTTCTACCAAAGGAGAGAAATCATGAGCACTCAAAAACTGTTCGACAAGGTGCAGCAGGCAGAGGACGCGTTTGAGTCTGCACAGAGCAAGCTACTGCGCGCGACGGGCTGGGCCTTCAAGTGCGATCTGCCGGGTTCACTGTGGCTGTGGCAGAAGACTATGCCGGATGGCCGTATCGTTGCGTGCGCGGCGAACACCGCTATCCGCATTCAGGAAAATATCGGAGACGCAGTATGACCACCACCCCCACCCCCGCCTCGCAGCCTTCCCCGGCGCTCGACCGGACCGACTACAGTACGCGCGTCGTCCAGACGAACACAGCGACTATCCCCGGCATGGTCTACGTCTGCCCTGAGCGCGACATCGAGTGCGGCAGGAATCCGAAAAGCTGGTGCGCGACCTGCCCGCAGCAGCCATCCCCGGCGCGTAGCGACCTGATGGGCCAAGATATTGAAGCCGCTGAGCGCCAAGCCGCGCTTTACGACGGCGACGACCGTGAGTGCATCAAGACTGACGTTATCAACTCATTCTATGCAGGAATTGCCTACGAGCGGAAGCGTACAGCCCCGGCGCGTAGCGACAAGGATGCAGATCACGTGAAGCCGTGGCAGGAGCGCGTTGACCCTGCGTACAGCGTCTACAAGAAGTTCACAGCTGCGCAGCAAGAAATCGCCGAGTTGCGCGCCCTTCTCGCAGTCCAGTCCACACGCGCAGGGGAGGC